CTCTGGGACCGGGATATACACCCTCCCCGCCACCATAAAATTATATTATGTCAATATTTTTACAAAAGTATCATACTATTTTATAATAAGTTTATGGCACAGCGTAGGAAGTATGCAACAGCTAAAGATCCACGACGACAGTTCCCAAAACTACGAGAGGATTTGCGCAAAAGAGTTTATGCTATGCAAGATACTTGTGGTATCTGCGGACGTGAGGTCGATAAGACTTTGCCAGCAGGTAGCCCGATGTCACCAGAGCTAGACGAGATCATACCAGTTTCTCGTGGTGGTTCGCCTTATGACATAGATAACCTACAGCTTACTCACAGGATATGCAACAGGCGTAAGGGGGCAAAGATGCCAGGGGATGATTTGCCGGATGATATCAACCCTACGCCAAATTCAAGAGCTTGGTAGGGTGGGGTTTGTTTTAGCAAAAGGAAAAGCGCTCTGACAAACAGAGCGCTCTATAACAACGACTGCAAATTACAACAATCGCACAGCTATAATACTACTTTTTAAGCGATTGCTCAAGCCGGTAGTTTATCTCACCGGTTATGCTGCGACCATTTTCAGCAGCAAGCACCACAAGCCGTTCATATACTTCCTGCTTGATTCGTACATTGTAAACTGGCGTAGGTATCTCAACCTTAGATTTAATGATCTTGCCATTCTTTTTTACAATTTGATTTACTATTGGCATAGCCTTTTCCTTTCTTTTTAGAGGACCTTAGCGCCAAGCGAGGCGTTAGTTTTATATTAAGTTTATCTTATTCTCTATCTGGTAGGCGATCGCTTCTTGGTCTAACACCTCTTTTAGTTCATTGAGCGTGTTCATCACCTTTTGATGTTCGTCTGACAGATAAAGTATTGCTGTTTGTTCAGTCTCACCCCTCCAACATCCGATGACTGGATATTGTAGAGTGAAAGCTTCGTGATTAATGTTTACGGTTGATATTATCTTGTCGACCTCAAGTTTTTTAGTCTTGTTATTACTGCCGATAAAAGCTTTTATTGTAATTTGTTCCATTGTTATATCCTCTAATTGTTAATGTGCCTCGCTTGACTGTCTTAATTATAGCAAAGTTACATTCATAATGCAAGCATTTTGTATGCATTTTATGAAAAAAGTCAGAGATTTTTATTAAACCTGTGGAAAACTTTACTATAGATTACTTAATATCTTCTGCCAGCGATCAGCCCTCATTTGTTTGTCTCTAGCAGTAACCTGTTTTTTCGGAAATACCTTTTGTCCCCAAAAAGCAAACGTTGCAGCGTCGAGTGGCGCGGTTGATAATTTATCGGTCATACTCTCCCAGCCAAAACCACCATACTTACCAAATGACCGTTCTTTTGTTATACGGACCGTCTGATTCAATAGCGGCTGGTCGTAGTGAGATAATTCACCCCTATCGATAGCGTCTCTCATAAACTGATGTGCTGCTACTACCTCTTTCATAGTCGGCAGGATGATACGCTTTTTAGGAACGCCAGCCTTTGTAAGCTCCTCAAATAGTATCGGTGCTCCAGTCGCTCCATCAAGTATAATCACTGCTGCTTGTCTCCAACGCTCGATCAGCCATTTCGATAAACGATGAAATCCCTCACTCATCGGGCGACTCATCACCACTTCAACATGCACACGACCATCTTTTAGTGGCTGCGCAACTACCAGGGACCACGAGCTTCTATCTGGGGGGAACTTTACAGAATATACAGGCTTAAAGCAATCATCAAAGTCAGGTTTCTCAGTAGCAAGTTCATCCCAATCTGTCTGTTTAATCGCTCGCTTATTATCAATACCATCCCACCAACCAAGCCGCATACGATTAAAATCATCTATCGTCATACTGTCAGCTTCAGTCTGTATCACCTTTTCAAGCAAAAATATATTCAGCGAGGGATTGGTGTCCAACCAAGCTTCCTTGTCATGTACATCAGTGATTTTTTCAACACCCCATTCAGTCCAAACGCCAGCAGCACCTTCTAGCTTGTTCCGCCTATTTCTGGCAAACACCTCACCGACAGTTTCAGCCATTGGCGGCGTTCCAGCGTAGATAATTTGGGGGTTGCCTGTCTTAGCTGATGCAGTCGTTGGCACCAATGCTGATTGATGCGAGTCAAGCATCTCTGCAGCCTCATCACATATCAGATCATCGTTAGTAGATCCCAAACCACCCATGCGTGTTCTAGTGTAAAAATGATACTCAGCGCCATTCAAAAATTCAATAAACTTATAATTCCTTGGTTTTTTACGAAATCTTGGCGTTAATAAATTGAATATTTCTTGGTGTTCATTTTCATAGAAAAAATCTTGCACACGTTTAATAACAACATCAACCGTATTCTGTTGCTGAGCAGTAAACAAACCTTTGGCTTTGCGAAAAATAATACCATAGATAATCCGCGCTACAATAATCTCAGTTTTGCCATTTTGGCGAGGCACGCTCAAGCCGCAATCAAGATTGACGAAATTACCGTCCTCATCCTCAGCCAGCCAACGACGCAGTACCAAACGCTGCCACTCAAGCAGTGTCATGCCATATTCATCAAGTAGCTCAAATAAAAGCTCAGCTTTTTCAGTATTGCCAGGGCTATACAAATCAATCCGCGGTATTTGGTTATTTTTTCGCTTTTTTCGCGGCATTAGAGGTATCCTTAATCACCTTTTTCTTTTTCGTCGCTCCTACAGCCTTAGGTGCGGTTTTAGCCTTTTTAGGTGTAGATGTGGCTGGTTTTTTCGCTTTTTTTGTGGCATTAGAGGGCGCTGCCGCTTTCGCTAGGACCTTTTCCAGGACCGAACCAGATTTTGGACGGCGGGACCGAATATTCTGCAGTTCTTTTCTAAAAATATTGATATTCTGAGACAACCTCGCCACTTCCTGTTGTGAAATACTTGACGAGGTAAGCTGCTCAACATTTTGGCGAATCAAGCTCTCATAGAACTTCTCGTCATCATCACCGATTGCAAGATCCATAATGTCGGTTTCAATCTCTTTGTCGAGCCTGCCCTTATAAAGCTTGTCCATTTTGCCAGGATTATCAAAAATATCAATCCAGCGCATAGCAGCCGCATATCCATCGCCAGGAAGTCTCGCTTTTAGTTCTTCTATAGAATCAATCAGTTCAGCAGCAGGTATTTTTCTAAAAAACTCTAACCACTCATCATAGCCATAATTTTCAGTGCCTTCCAAATTCATCACCGCTGCCCTCCAATATAACTTTTATTATTATAACATAAATCAGCTATTCCGCCAGCTCTGTTATAGTCACTTCCACACGAGGATTTTTTCTATCAACACCACCAAAACTTATTATCAGGCGGTTAACTATTCCACAGCAATCATCTTCTAAATAACCAGCATCAACTAGCAGGTCAAGTATACTACTTGCCATATTGTCGAGATCGTGACGGATTCTGTCTTTATTATAAAAAACCATCATTACTTCTAAGGGACCCTCCCATTTCATGTTTCTAAACTTACGAACCTTAGAGGAAAGACATATATCTTTCATGGCTGCCTCGTGCCAATTGTTAAATTTTTCGCTATTGGCAATAAATCTATTACCAGTGCGTGAATTTTTCAAAATCCGTTTATTATTCTTCTTACTCGGAACTTGACCTGCGATATCGAAGTTAATATCACGCATCTCTCAAAACTCCATAATGGTTACTCGGTATTTCATTACCACCAGCTAGGATAAGCAAGTGAATAACGTCTTTTAGTTCTCGGTTGTCGTGAGCGCTACGAATACATGTCATTGGTTCCTCGTAATGATGGGCATTCTCGTTGATATGTTGCTCGGCGGCTTTGCCAGTAAAGTACATGACCGCGCCATAATCTTTGCCGGCTTTGTTGTTATCTAGGATTGTCCAGACTGGCATACTAGTGTATCGATTGTCTTGATTGACCAACTCATCACTCAGAGCTTTAATACGCCACAACAAGGCTTCTTCAGCTGGATTTTCTGCTATGATTTTCATTGACATTTCCTTCTTTATGTCTACAAAATTAGTGGTTTAGTTGACATTACCGCTTCCA